TCAAAATTGAACATCGCCCACACAACACTAAATAGGTACAACGCAACTATTACTGAGATAAGGAGTGAGAACTTGGAAGTTGATTGCATATCCAGCAAGTATGTCAGTTTTTGAATCATAGAATGGTGATGCGTTTCCGTTGATGCTCAACTCAAAGTCACCATCGGTTTCCGTGTTAGTTTCTACCAACGCAAAAATATCCGACATAATTTGTGCCGTATCCGAAAGAACTTCAATTGTGTTGCTCTCAGATTCAAACACACGATCCATCACAATCAATGCAAAGTTGTATGTCATCAACTTTCCAGTTGACTGCAAATTGAAGCCATCTGGATACAACCATACCAAAGGATAGAACTCAACATTCTCAACCGTCAAATTAGATTGCTGACCAACACCAAACTTGCCGACCATTTTATGGCTTTCGGCTGCGGTCTGAATCTTTGCTATGATTTGGTTTAATGTCATTTTTTAGGAATTTGAGAAGTTTGGCTTCGTTGTTTTTTTGCCACTTATTTGTCCTGGTCGGTGGGGAAGTCATAGTTGAAGAAACAATCGTCATATCTTAGTGGTAAATAAATTCCTCCGCTGAATGCAGTTGATTTCGGTCTGATGGTGTCAATCGTGTTGCCGGGATTCAAGAACAATGGATAATCATTTGTATTGGTACGGAGATAATCACGCAACCTATTTGCATAGTATTCCGCTTTGTCACGATATCTGCCTTCAATCAATGTCATCTCCTCTACGGATACTGCACGAGCATTGTCAGATTCACGACTTGCAACCGATTTATTCATCAACTTGAATGTCATTGGCAACATCGCTTCGGTCAGCGTATAATACTTCAAACAAGGTGCAATGTATGAATCCAAAAGGGTTGTGTTCAAGTTGGTCAAAGTCCCTGCAAACGCTTGTGTCTGCAATTGGTTGTAAATACCCGAACCAATCACATCACGGATGTAGATTTCCTGAGCTTCTTTGATTGCTGACTTGAGCAGTTTGTCGTCAACATTCTCATTCAAAGGTGTGTTGTCCTTCAAATAGGTTGTTGATATGAAATATACAAAGTTTGTCATTATTTGATTCTCCTCAATAATTGTTGTTGCCAAATGTGTCTGCACTGTGGAACATTCACATCTCTCACGGGGTCGTGATACCATCCACCTCGTCTTGACCAAACATCAATTCCCGTTTCACTCTGAGCCGACATCGCATCAATATCCGCACGAGAATAAACACGATTGCTTTGAACAATTTGACGGCAAAACTCACGAGAACCCGGTATGATTAGTCCACCCGATATTCCTGGTGCAATTGAGTATTTGTAACGGACAACGATTTCGGTTTGTAACTGACTGATTTCTTCCAATCCTTTTGTTGTAACCTCAAGACCTTCGTTGTATCCTTTTATCAACTTGGCATCATTCAATTTTGCAATGGTATCAACCACGACTTGTGGATCTAACTTGGTGATATTGACGATATCGCCAACTTGCAAACCTTTATTTTCCTTCAGCACATTCAAGATGGCTGATTCAATCGCAGATGCGAAGTCAAACTTCATCGGTTCAAAATTATCTGCAGGTTCACCGTACTTCATAAAGACCGCCAAGTCACGCTCATCATCCCATCCAAAAGGATTTTGTGATGACAAGGCAACGGGTGCAACGGTTGGTTCAATCTCTTCAAATCCTAATTCTTTACGAGCTTCGTTCTGAGTCAATAGTCCAGCAGTAAACAAGGCAACATAATCAACTCCGATTGGTGGTTTGTTAATTGTTTCCAAACGAACCGGAGCAATGAACTCAAACAAGTAAGTCAAAGTATCATCAATCTTTTGTTGACGGGGTTCGATGTACGATTGTTGGAACATCTCGTATGCTTCAATCATCTCTGAACGACCGCCCAATTGACCTTCCACACGCACTCCAAAGAGCATTGGTGAGTTCACCTTGTGTGCAACAAATATCTCTTGTTGTACGGTCTTATTTAGCAAATCAAATTGCTTGTCAAAGTCCGATGGTTGCAAGTTGCTGATGACTGATTCTTTCTCTTGTGGGTCGTTGTACTGAATGATAAGTCCACCGGCATTGTCCGTGCCTTGATAATTTTCCTTGAATCGTCTTGCAGTTGCACGAGCTTCTTCAGGTGTTGGGATTCCCTTAAATAACTGGATGTGCGTTTGTGCGGTGAATCCGTTTTTGATTGAGTTCAAATAGTAATTTGAAATCTCGGTGTCAACCTCAATATATTTTAATGCACCAACATAATCAGGCAAAGGATATTCACCTTGTCCGGGGCGATAGAATTGGCAATAATAAAGTGACTTTGATTCTCTTGTAGTTGCGTTGAATGGCTGATAGTGAACTTGCTCCGCTTTGCGGTCAGTCCAATCCTCGCAATACACATACTCGCCTTCAAGTCCTTTGCGGATATTTTTGAAAGGGATGTGGTAAATTTCAGCAATTGCCGTCTTCGCCTTGTTCCAAATTATCTCAAGGCAATAACCATTGAACAACTCAAGGTCATAAGCAATCTTGTTCTTGACTTGGTTAAGTGTTTCGTAAGCATTGATGGCTTGAATCTTTGCTTCGGCTTTTGCGATGTCAACGGTGTTTTGTCCGATTACCTTTGTTCCAATACCAGCAACATACGATGCTTTGCTTGAAACGATGGCATTGTGCTTGGGTGACTTGTTGAATAACTCAATCAGAAAATCGGGATACAAGTTGTCAGCACCAAAAGTCACATATCCTTTCGCCTTGTTTTCCTTGAAAACGGGGAGGACATTGTCGTGAAAGTTGATTCTTTGGAAGATCATTGAAAGTAAATAGCAACTTACAACGATTGCAACATACTAATCAAATCGGGGTGGGGATAAACATCAATTTTATCTGCACGAACTGAGTTGTGAGTGAACACTCCGTTCTTGCCTGACAATGCTCTTTTTGTCACCGACCAAATATCCTCGTGATAAGTTAGGTCAATGCCGTATTTGTCACGCCACAACAACAACAATTCTTTCACCGATGCGATTTGCTCTTTCGTGTAGTTCTCAAAATAGGTGAATCCCTTGTATGGCTTATCAAGTTTGCAAACATCTTTGACTTGACCACCCACATAGTTAATAAACTTGCCGTTCTTCTCTACCAAATAACCATAATTGCAAATCTCAATCCCAATAGATGTCTTGTCAAGTTTTTGGAATGGCACTCCTTTGAAGTGCGATGTTTTAAGTCCCAAGTGATACGCCCAATGTTTAGACGAAAACCCTTGCACTATTGTTCCATCGTTGCTGATGCTCACGCAAGTTGCTACATTGACCGGATCGGATGCCCAAAACTTAAAGGTTGAAACTGCATCACCATTCCCAGCCGTATGATGTAGGTAGATTTGTGACTTCGGACATTCCTCTTTGTAATATCCGTTGAATGCAATTTGTTTAATCTTCATCGGTGAAGAAGTTTGTGATGAACTTTCCAACTCCACCCGCAATGCCGATAATCAACATCAACTTTGGATGGTCAAGATTCAAACTGGCAACAAACAAAGATGCACCGGCAATAGAATCACCAAGCACTCTGAATCGTTTTGGCGTAGGTTCAAAATAACCTTTTATCCTTGTCCTCTTTTTGGTTTGCACGATTTGTGTTTGTTGATGTGCTTGGTATGTCTGCGGAGCTTATTCTTTGGCTTTGCTCTGAATGTGCTGGTGTTAGTTGCCTTTGCCATCTATCGCATCAATTTTCTTTGCGTAGTAACGAATCGCAAACAACCCCGAAACAATACCAACAATAGCCAAAATAAGTGCAAACACAGGTTGCCAAGTATTCGCAAAGTGCAGAACTGCCGAACTGCCTGAAATAGCAGTTGCAATGGCTGCCGTTGTATCATTGTCAAAGTGCTTCACTTATAAAGTGATTACTTCAATTTCGTTCGGGTAGATTAAATCCAACGCATTGAATACGGCAGTAGTCAACAACACTTCTGCTGACTTAGTTTCGTAATCCGCAACGCTTAACTCCAACGCACTAAAAGTCGTGTTGAAATCCTCAATCCCTTGAATCGCTGATTTGCCTTCTGCAAATGCTGATGCACTTGCAAAAACAAAAGTTGCGATTTGTGCGGGAATGATACCGTCTTTTTGACTTTTTACATCGGCATAACCTTCTGCGATTACTACGATAGAACCCGATGGGATTGATAAACCGCTTGTTAGGTTTACGCTTGTATTGATTTGAATTGCTTTCATATATTTACAAAATTAGAATAAATCGTTCCAAGTGCTACCATTGTAGCAACATAGTTTGTTAGTTGTGGAATCGTACAAAACCAAGCCCGTGGCAGGTGATGCAATGGCGTTGCGTTGGGTTGTTGTCATTCGGGGTGGGAGGAATCCTTTGGTTGTGCTATCGGCTTGTAAAATTGCACTTGCTTCTATTGTTATTGAAGTACCTACCCGAATTGCGGCAACACTACCCGTAACTTGCAAGGAATTTGAATCGTTAGATATTACCGATGAAAAATTCGATGTTGTTGTACTAAAACTACCCGCATCGTTTACTGATAACAAATTTACTGCCGAACTATTCTGCACCAAAAGCGATGTAGTGGCGGATGTTGAGCCACTGCCGATAACTCCAAGTGCAGCCGTTAATGGTTCGCCCGATGTGGTTCTAAATGTGATACCCGTTCCACGAGTGGTCATAAAGGCGTTTGCTTGTAAACTCAATTCGCTTCTATTTGAACTCGAAATATTTATACCTCCATTATTAGAACCAACTTTTAACGAACCATCTGTACCCGAAACATTTTGAATAAGAGCATCCCCTCTAACCTCTAATGTTCGTGTCGGTGTATTCGTACCAATCCCCAACCTATTATTGGTATCATTCCAAAACAAGTTGGCGGCATCACTTGAAAATGCAGAGCCATCGCTGAACTGAATTGCACCACTCACACCGCTTGGTGATGTTACCACCGAGATATTCCCACTTCCTAAAAGAGATGTGTTGTTCAGCGTTTTGATATTCGTTCCACTTACAAGAGTTTCTTGAACTGCAATGTCACCACTTCCAAGTAATGTTGTAGAATTGATGGTCTTGATGTTTGTGCCTGATACAAGTGTTGCTTGTTTGGTAGCAAGTGCCGTTGTGACCGCAGTTTGCACAGGCAAGTTGCCAAGTTGTGCTTTTTGTGTCGTATTCGTTGCGATATCTACAACGGGAAAAACATCGTCAATCGTTGGCGATACTAACTCAGTTAAATCTGTGATTTTTTTGTTGCTCATAGTATTATGAAATTACCGTCTTGCGTGCGTAAGAAGTCGTTTGAATTTGTAATAAGATATTGATAGATTTGAGGCGATATGATTCGCTCGCTTAAATTAGGAGTATAATTCATATCACTCACACTCACGCTATTTTGTTTTTCAACAAGCGTAGGATTGTATTCTTTTGAATCAATGAAAGCAATGCCATCAAATCCAAGAAAATCATAATCTTGAGTGAGCAACAAATCACCACTCTGAGTCGCTAACCCAAAGAATGCATCAACCGGTGATGTTGGCAATATGTTGTGTTGCTTGTTCACGCTGGTGAATAGAACACTTCAGGTTGGTCAACTAACTGACATTTCAAAACTCCGATTTCTACAAGCTCATTCGCAAGGTCAGGATTCGTGTTGACCGCTGATGTTTGTGCGTAAACTTTATATTCGTACTCGCCATTCAAGAGAGTGAATGTCGTTCCTTCAACTACTGCAAATTTGTTGTATCTCTCCGTTTGTGTGGAGATGTCTGCCAAGATTACATTGACTACTTGATCAGTCAACAAATGCGTCATACTAAATAGAAATTTAGGATTGGCAATCGTGACTTTCTCGGTCAGAGTTAAATACCAATTTTTGGATTCCGCTTTGTCAATTACCAACATCTTAATAAAATAGCGACTTGTCTTTTATGTAACAAAAAAGGGTGAGCAAATGCCCACCCCTCTTCT